CCTATTCTTTTACTTCTTGGGTATTGGCAATAAGCTGAATGAACTTCCAGTATCAATAGCAATAGAATCCAACCTAGCTTTAACCTCACTTAATTCACTTTTTAAATTGTTAATATTATTTATAGTGTTAGTAATTATTTTCTTTTCTTTTTTAGATGCCTCTTTTTGAACTAAAGATGAATTAACATTGTTTTCATTTACTTTATTAAGCAATAATTGAAACTCGTTATCTATCTTTTGTTCTTTACTTGGCTCTTGAGCAGTCAAACTACAACCATACAAAAATATGAATAATAAATACCTCATTATTTTGGTATCATTTTAAGGTCAGTTAGCACCTGAAGTTTAGTAGTAGAAACTGCACTCAATGAATCCGATTTCCTTAATGCGTTTTGTACTAAGTCTAATCTATTCTCTACCTTTTCTATTCTTACATTTTGTGCCTTTGCTTGGTCTTGAAAGGTTGACCTTACATCAACATACAAAGCCGATATTCCACATAATACAATGAATAAAGTAGCCACAATGGGTTGCTTAACGAACTCTTTATATGATACAGGTAGTTTCATTAGAATTTAGTGTAAAATCCGATTGAATATTGATTAGTAGTTGCCGATATTGTAAATAAGCCCTTTTTAGAGGTTTTAAAAGCTAAACCAACTCCTACGCCCACTTTATTGTCAATTGCCCTTAAATCGGCTAATATACCCCAATAAAGCTCATTTTTGGATGGTGTTGTCTTGATGGTTTCCACTTTTATCGTTTTTTGACTTATATCGGCATAAAATCCCCTATTTAGTATCTTGTTTTTAGAGATTGTATCGTTTATAATAAAAGTACTTGAATCTACCTTTATAGTGTCCGAATAGGCTCGTACGTACGCATAATCTTGAACTATACGTACAGTATCGTGTACAATGGTTGTATCAATACCCAAAACGACAAAAGGGATAGAATCCCCTTTAATATATTTCTTTGTTATGTCGTGCTTATAAATAGTATCTATGTGAGTTACTATTGTAGGTTCATTTCCGTTGTACCTTCCGTTAAAGATGAAGATAAGAACTACTGCAATCACTAAAGTAATTACAATGTCTCTCATTACTTAAACTTTTTTGCTGCTTTCCAATAATATCTAATGGCAAAAAGTCCAGATGCAATAGCAACCAAACTACCAAAGAATGTTACAATAGGTTGAATACTTGCTATGCTTATTGCAGCACTTGTGATACTTAGTACCATTCCAAAGTCGGCTTGATTGCTATGTGGAGTCATTATACTTCTTTTGCTTCCTCTATTGGAGGATTTTGTTCTGCATTCAATTTACCTAAGAACTGCAATAGGGGTAAACCATAAGCAGTAGGGATAGTGTTAATAAATGCTTCTAATTCTTTGATTTGTTGTTCGTTAATTGTTATCATAGTATTGATTTTTTACAAATATAAGATTATTCCGTTATAATCCAGCCTTATCTAATCTATCTTGTAATGATGTTATTATTGATTGTTGTTCTTGAATAGCTTTAGTTAAAATAGCAATCATACTATTATATTCAACACCTGCTAATGTTCCATCTTCATTATAAAATACTAATTCTTTATTTACTTTCTCAACTTCATCAGCTATAAAACCATAAGTAATATTATCTTCTACTTCATCTGTAAAAGTGTTTGTTTTATCATCTTTTTTACGATAATTAAATTGTACTGGATTAAGTTCATTAATAAAATCAATGCTTTTAATAGATTCAATATTTGCTTTAGATTCTCTTGTAGATACTAAATACCCTAATAAACCACCACTTGCTAAAATTGCTGTTCTACCTGTTTGTGAACTATTATATGGTGATGCAGATGCTGTTCCAGTATATATTGCTCCATCATTTCTAACAAAAAACAATGTAGAGGGAGTACTATTACGAGCATCTAAAACATATTCTGAACTATCTGTTGTTGAACCAGTTATTTGTGTTCTACCTGCACCTGTTACCTTAAAAAATTCACTGCCTCCACTTTCTCCTGTTCTACCTTTTGCAATTGCAAAAAAGTTAGATGTCCCTCCACTATTATCAGCATCAAAGTTGCATATAAAACTATCATCATTATTTATAGTGCAGCTTTCAGAAGCAGTACTTCCAAAATAAATCCCACCTTTTACATCTAAAGTATTTGATGAACCCGATGCCGATGTTCTTGGAGTAGCTGTTCCAAACCCTGCTTTTCTACCTGTTAAATAAAGTGAATTTACAATTGCTCCTGAACTTACTGAAGTAAATGGAACAACTGAATTTTGAGTAATTGTAAAATTTGCATTAGGTTTTATATTTGTTACACCTTCTAAAGTGTTTCCTCCTGTTGTAGTAATATTTCCATTATTTTCAAATGTTGCAATAGTTGCTCCGTAACTTCCAACTTGAGATTTTACTATTCTAAATCCATATGTATATCCTGTAATATCAAGGTATCCTGAAGTTGAATTAGCAGACATACCAACACTTGCTGATGTTGCTGGTTGTGATGTACCTGCACTAATAAAAAAATTAGCAGCATTAAAGTTTGAACTGCTATTCAATTGACCAGTAAGTGTACCACCAGTTAAAGGTAAATAACTTGTATTATCATAACTAATTGTAGTTCCTGAAGCCTTTACAAATCCTGTACCATTTAATTGTGTTTGTGGGGTTAAATTACCAGCATTCCAAATCTTGTTACCATTAATAGTAACTAAATCATTATTTGCTGTTGAATTAACTCCTGTTGCAAAATTAATTGTATCTGCAAATGATACTGTATCATTCCCTACATATAATTCTAAAACCATAGATTCTTGTCCAGGAATTGATTCATATAATCTTAATCCACTAACATCATTTGCTCCACCAAAAGGATTGTTTGGGAATCTTAATCCTTTTGTATAATCAGTTGATGAACTTGATTCTTTTAAAATAATCTGGCCTGTCATTGTACCACCAGCTAAAGCTAGATAAGTAGTTGATGCAGCACTTGTTGTTAAGTATGTACTATTATCATAACTAATTGTAGTTCCTGTTGCTATCACAAATCCTGTACCATTTAAAGCAGTTTGCTTTGCGTTAAATGTTGACCAATCAGCAGAACTTAATGCACCTCTATTTGTTGCACTAGCCGTAGGAACATTTAAAGTAATTACAGGAGTTGTTGTACTTGTTGCTACACTTGAACTTAAATCCGTACCTGTTGTGCCTAAAGTTAAAGCTGATACCGAAGTAACAGTTCCACCTGTTAATTGACTTGTTAAAGCCAAAGTACCTGTTGCACTTGGTAATGTATAAGTATAAGTTCCGTTGCTAATAGTTGAACTTAATGTTAATACACCACTTACATTTAATGGGAAATATGAATAATTTATTTGTGCTGCTGCATCAATCGCAAACATATTACCCCTTCCTGTACTATGAAATATTATTTTCTCCCCACTACCACCACCACCTGCTGGACCTGTTCCTATAACTAAAGTTTGAACTCCTTCTGTAAATGCTCCAATTGTAGCACTTCCTCCTGTATAAATCTGCATATTAATGCTTGAACCATCAGACATAAAAAGTCCTCTCCTTTGTGTAGCACTTGAGTTTATAGAAGTCCAAAACAAATCACCTGCTGTACTACCAAGAAATGGTGATGCACTAAATGTCTTTGCAGCCGTTATAGTTTGAGTTGTATCAAGAGTAACATAATTACCAGCAGGTTGCTTACCATTAAAAGTACTCCAGTCAGTTGAACTTAACTTACCAGTATTTACAGCCGAAGCCACAGGTAAATTAAAAGTATGCGTAGCTACACTTGAAGATATTGCAAAGTCCGTACCACTTGTTCCTGTTCCAAAGAATTGATTTTGTCTTGTAAGGTTATTTAAAGAAATCAACCCTTTAGAAAAGGTAGTAACTACTTGACACAAATGATTGTTCTCGGTATGTAAAGTAACAGTTCTACCATCTACATTTACATAGATTCTAATTGCTATTCTATCCGTTACAGTTAAAACAGCAGTAGAAACGGCTATCGCAAAGTAATATGGACTTAATGTAGTTCCATTACTTAAATATTGTGGTATAGATACATTGCTACCTAATAAGGTAAAAGTTGTTCCGTCATACTTATAAACTTCTGCATAAACATAAGGATTATGAGCATTAGAGTTCACACTAAAATAAAACTCACAATTAAAGTTTCCAGCAGGTACTTCTAATAAAGCAGGGTCATTAGCATCCGTAATATAACTTGCTATGTAACCATTAGCCGAAATACTAACATCAGTTCCAGCACCAGCAATAGGAGTTTTACTTAATTGTTTATAAGCAACCCCACCTATTGTACCTTGACTTACACTTGTGTTAAGATAATAAGAAACTGAACTACCTCCACCTGTTGATGTAGGGAAATCAGCTAAAGTACCATCTCCTCTAACATATTCTGAAGCATCTCCATCTAATGCAGTTATTACACCACTATTAGCTACTACTGGACCTTGAATTGTCCTAATCTTTGCTGCTCCTGTTATTTGTAATTGATTGCTCATATTAATTATTGAAATATTCCTCTAATAAATTCATCAGCCTCTAATGCCCTTCCGAAAGTAACCACACCACTTGTACTATTGAACTTGATTTGGTCATTCGTAGGAGTTCCTGTTGTTAAAATCTCTCTTACTTCTACACCACCTCTTGTAAATCCTAGACAAATCTTGCCTATCATATCTGCATAAGTAATAGTAGTTTCTCCACCTGCTGCCGTTGAAGATTTCATATACACTTGACCACTTACTGTTACTATCTCGCCATTTTGATTTATTGATACTCCTGAAGTTGTATAAGCACCTGAACCTTGTAAACCTACTGAATAAGTACCTATGTCCTTATAAGGAGCATTGATTTGTAAACTTGTAAGATTACAATTTCCACCTATAATTACCAACCCATCTACCCCATTGTCAATAGCAAATTTAATCGCTATTTGTGTTCTATTTTGTTGCGTTTGCAATAAGTATAAATAACCATAGTTTTCTAATGTTATTAATCCATCGCAATTCACACTCCAATTAGCTATGTCGTTCTTAAATTCACGATACCAAGCACTCGTTTGAGATGTTACTTCTTTCTGGTCTACATTAACCGAGAAAGAACAATTTGTTGAACAAGCAAAGGGAATATCGGTTGGCATTGTAGTTACTACACTAGCTACATTATTTCCTTGTGTATAAAAAGTAATATTTCTAGTACTTACATTTTGAGGGTAAACCATAACAACTATTCTATCACTTGCAGATAATGCTGTTGCAGGAAAACTTATAGAAGTATTATATAATGTTATAGATGTTGATGTTAAGGTCGTTGCAGTACTACTTGCCAAAGATGTAAATGTTGTTCCATCATATTTATATACTATATAATAAAATGCTGGGCTACCTGATAAATCTGTTGTAATAGATACATAAGAACTAAAATTCCAAGTTCCAGCAGGAATAGTAGTCAAATTAGGCTTATTTACATCTGTAATAAACCTAGCTATTATATTATCTCCTGTTGCAACGAAGTTAGCACTACTTGCTACATTTTCAGTAGAACTTAATTCATAGTAAGAATTACCACCTATTGTGCCTTGTGATATGCCACCATTTAGATAGAATTGTCCATTGGGATTTTGCCAATAGAGAATCATATTATTTCCTTGTACTTTATCTGCCATATTGCAAAGTTAAACTATATTAATATTAAATTGTGCTAACCAAAATGGACCTAGCTGACCTGTATCTGTTATGTAATTTGGAATTATAAATGCCGATATTTCAGCAACACTTACTTCAATTAATTGAACTGAGTTTAATTCGTTTACATAAGCATTTTGGCTTACTCTATTCATTATGAATTTCTTTCCAGTATAAGATAAATTACCTGTAACTGTATCAGTTGTAGTAAATACCTTATCTAAATAGACAAATGCTCCACCGCTTATATGTTCTCCTAAATCACATTCCACAGTTGCCACATTCTTATTTACATTCCTAATATTTTGATAAGTCATAAATACAACTAAATCTATTGCTCCTAAAGGAGTGCCACTAGGACAAGATGAATACCAATTCTCTAAGAATGTACCATCTGAAGCACATAAAACACCTTTATTAGATGAATAGTTATAAGTTGTAGGATAGTTATTCCCATAGGGTTGCTCAAATACTTTTATAGTAGATTGAATTGTATTATCAGCCACAAAGTTTGCCTCAATAAACTTAACTTCACTATCTCCTCTTTGTATAATAAAGTTTTGTACTAATGATGATTGACCTGATGCATCACATATTATCTTAAACTTTAAATATCCAAAAATTGCAACACTTGATACTATATATGGTGGAATGTCTCTAGTAAATGTTGTAGAATTTGCAGATGGGTCTATTGTAATATTTTGTAAAGTAGTTTGCCATACTCCATTAGTATCTAAATATATAAGTCCTCCTGATGTATTAAGTGTAATTTGCAATTTAGCACCTGTTGAAGTTATATGTTCAAAACTTAACTTAAAAGGAACTTCCCCTATATAAGGAAGGAAATAATTAGGAGCAGCTAAATTACCATTCTCAATACTAGCTAAACCACTTGTATTTCTTACTAAAGAAACTGCATCAAATTGACCTGCCGTATCTGGTACTATTGTAGCAGTTGAATCTCCTGTCGCACCTAAAATAAACCCAGTTGCAGTATTAGTTGGGAATGCATTTAACTTTAAATCTGCATTGTCGCAATAGTTTAAAGCTGATTCATATGCACCCCTTCCTTGTATATTATAAAATCCTTTCTTTAATAGCTTAATTTGACTATTATTTATAAAATGCACATTACCATCTGCATAAGGAACTATATTAACTGTATTACTTAAAACACCACTACTTGTTATTGTAGGAGTAGCTAGAATATTATATTTAGTAAAATAATTAGTAGTAGCTGCCATTTCATTCATTGAGAATATACACCAGTCTCCATTAGCTTGGAACATTCTACAATTAAACGAGGTCATTATTTTGCCAATAATATCATAGTATGACTCACCCATAAAATCCCTTCTATACTGATAGATTTGGCTAAATGGCTCGTTACTTACGCCATCTTGTCTATCAAGCATACCCCCTGCAAAGTATGAACAAGCTACAACTAAATTTAATACATCTGGATAAGCTAATAATTTTAAGCCATCACTAATTACATTTAATTGAGTGTCTAATTGATTAATACTATCATCTCTTACATATTCAATATTTTGTATAAAAGAAATACCATCAATACAAGTAAAGTCTGCTTGAGTTATGCCTGTTGAAAAACCCATTTGAGTATAATCATTAAACAAAAAACCTCTCCACATTACATTTGTACTTTCTTTAAGTATTACATAATACTTCCTATCATCTTGACTAAGTACATTAGGGAATTGGTCGTAATCATCTTGCGTTTCTAATAATATAGAAAAGTTAACCTGAGTAGATATTATTGTTGGATATGGATATTCCTCGTTTGAGTTAGGTTGTACTATTATTGATACTGGCTGATAGGTTTTAACTATCCCAGCAACATAATCTCTCTCATAAATCTCAATTACTTGGTTTGTACCATTCCTTAAGATTTGAGTTATCGTATATCTTAATCCGTAAGCCATTATGCTAAACTGATTGATTGTCCTTTAATGTTTGATGCCTTTTGACTTCTATTTACTGCCAGTAATAAATCTTGCCCTCTTAGTATAAATTGACCACCATTAGCAGAATTACCACTATTTGTTCCACTTGAAAAAGCATTACTTAACATAGTATCTAATTTAGACAAAGGCATAACCGCTTCACTTTCTCCACCCTCTCCGACCATAGCAAAAGTTGGTTTGCTTACTATTCCACCTTCCGCCATTGCAGTAAATCCTAATAACTTACTTAATCCACCAAGTAATCCTCCTGTTAAATCGCTAGTTGTTCCAGCAGCAGCACCCATTCCTAAAGCATTCATAATTGCTTTAAATATTAAAGCCTGTATAACCATTTTTGCTAATTCAATAGCCATATCTCTAAATGCATTTACAAGTGATTCTCCAATGTTATCACCACTTTGCAATGCTTGAAATACATTTCCAAGACCTTGTGCAATAAATCTAGATGTTACCTCAGCCTCGTTTAATAGATAATTAAATTTAGCTTGTTCAGTAGCAGCATTTGCAATTGCTTCTGCCTCTAAAATAGCTTGTGATGGTCCCTTAGTTAAAGGTGATTGTGGTGCTAATGGTGTTGATATAGCATTTTTTGCTTGTGGAATAAATGTTCCAACTTGTTCAGCAGTTAATTTAGTAAACGCTTTATAGTTCTTAGTTACATCAATAATAGTTTTATCTAAATCTTTTGCTCCATTAGTAACTGTATTAAATGGATTTATTGCAGCACCTTTAATTATATCATTTAAAGATTTATATAAATCTTGTATTGAATTATTAAGATTGACTGCTTCATTTGCTGCTTTTACATAATTGTCTTTTAAGCCAACAGTTGCTACCCCTTGTGCAATAGTAGAACTAACATATTGATTACCTATATTTTTAGTTTTTTCTAAACCTTTATTATATACCTCTGCAGCTTTGATTGCTTGTTTATTTGCATCTGCTAACTTAATTGTTTTATCAGCAATCTCATCTACATATCTTGATGTAATAGCTTGAGCAACTAAAGCCTGAGTATATAAATCTACTGCTGCTCTTGCTTGGTCTGTTGTTTTAATTGTTGCTGCATAAGCACTATTAACCTTACCTAGTTCACTAATAACAAACTTTAAAGCATTTGCTCTTTTGTCATCTGCTATTGAAACATCCTCTGCTATATTTATATATGCTTGTAATTTTATTCCACTTTCACTTGCACTTGCTCTTGCCTTATTTAAACTTTCTGCAAATTTATCCTCCGATTCTTTAGCAGCATCAACACCATTAATAAAATTTACTATTTTAGGACCAAATGCGACTATCAAAGATGAAACGACACCTAATGCAAGACCAATACCTGCTGGTCCCATTAAGCCCTTAGCCA